TCATGAATTTCTCAAGAGATGGTTATGCTGCAACTGCAAGTGCATTAGGAGAGCAGTCAACTCCAGGTGGCAGGATTTATGGATCAAGCATTATATTTGACTCAATTAAAGGTATTTTACCAAGTTTGGGCGAACTTTTTGTATATTACAGAAAAGGACCTGAGGGTATTAAAGATCCAGAAAAAAGAAAGTTAGTAGAAATGTATCATGCTCTGGGCTCTAAAACATCTTACTTTGAGTTTTTAGATACTGATAAGCTGACTAAAAACTTTACTGCACTTGCAAAATATAGAGCAGGAAAAATTAGTGCGGAAGATTTAAAAAGAAATACTCTAGACTTTATCGGAGATTTAAATAATATGTTCGAAAACGGTTGGCGATTGTCGCAATTCAAAGCATTTATAAGACAAAGAGGTGGTGTTGATAATGTTTCAATGGAGAATAAAAGAAGAGCAGCAGTGCAGGCAAAAAATGCTTCAGTTAATTTTGATAGAAGGGGTGAGTGGGGTCAAGAGATAGGTGCCCTGTTAATGTTTTTTAATCCAGCTGTTCAAGGATCTGTGCAGTTTATGCGTGGACAAAATATTTTTACAAAAAGAGGAAGAAGAAGGCTACAGCCTGCCAAAATAGGTTTAAGTCTCGGTGCAGCAACCGCAGGTATGCTTTATGGTATGTATAACATATTAATGAGTGATGAGGATGAAGATGGTGAGCTTGTATATAAAAAAATACCAGAGTATGAAAGAAACAGAAACATGCTTCTGGTTTTACCTGATGAAATAAAAATTAAACCTGGTGAAGGTTTACAAGTTAAAAAGTTTGGTGAAATAAAAAAATATATGGATCCTACTGGAGAAAAACCTTTTGCATTATCTATTCCATTAGCATATGGATACAATGTACATTTTAATGTTGGAAGGCTTTTTGTTGAAACACAGGCAGATAAAATATTTCCTGAAAAATTCAAAATTCCAGTTACAACAATAGAGGAAGCGGGTTATGAATTAGCAGATAGCTTTATAACCTCTTTTTCACCAATATCACCAATAACCACAGAAGCTACTGGATTGGATGGTTTGCTTGCAAGAACTAGAGCGTTTGCTCCGTCTCCTATTGTGAGACCTTTTTTAGATATAGCAGCAAACGAGACTTATTTTGGTGGACCAATAACAAAAGAGGATTTTCCATATTCTGTGCCAGAACCAAAATTTAAAAAAGCATTTAGAAGCACCAACAAAGGTTATGTTGATTTTACCAAAGCCTTAAACGATATGACTGGAGGTAATGATTACAGATCTGGTTGGGCAGATTTAGACCCAAATCAATTTAAATACTTTATAGATTATCATGCGGGTGGATTAGGAAGGACTATTGGAAGGGTTACTGACTTGCCTAGAAAAAGAGAACTAGGAATTGATTCTTTTGAAGATTATCCAATATTTCGATCAGCCATTGCTGAACCGCAAGATTTTATTAATGGGTCTAGATACTACAAGCGAAAAGATGAGATAGAAGCTTTAGCACATGAGTATAAAAATCTTGATTTTAAACAAAAGGCTGAGTTTAGAAAAAATGAAAACATGGGAATTGTGAAACTGGGCGACATTAGGACTCCAGAGGAAAAAAGAATTTTTAACAAGCGATCTAAAGCAGTAAGAGATGCAAGTATGCCAAAGCTTTTAAAAGCTGAAAAAGACTTAAAAGAAATAAGAGATAAAATAAAAACTGCACAAAACTTATATCAAATTAAAGACCCAGATAGATATGAAGAATTAATGCTTAAGTACGATCAAGAAGTTCAGCTTGTATATTTAAAATTCAACAAGGAATACAACAAAGCTCTGCGTAAGGGGAAAGAAAAGAAAAAAGAAGACAATAATTAAAAAGCGGGACTTATAAAAACTATTTTTGAGGAAACTGCAATCAAAGCCCCGCAAAAGGATTGATATGAATATCAAGCCTAAGATATCAAAGTATTGCTATTCTCACAAGCCTCACTCAAATAATCTTCTGATAGGTGAGCATACCTATTAACTATATTAAAGTCGGACCACCCGCCCAAATGCTGAAGTGTATGTAAGGGGGTTCCATTCATCACATGGTGGGTAGCCCAGGTATGTCTTATATCATGCCAGCGATATCCTTTCAGTCCAGCTTTATCTAATGCGTTATACCAGCCCGTGTTAGACGCTCTGTTGATCTTTCTGCCCGCATAGGTAAAAACATAAGGGCTAGTATTATTAATTGATTGTAGGAGCTCTAAGCACCTTTTGTTCAAAGGCACGCATAAAGGTCTACCATTTTTAGTTTCTGTTGCATCTATGGCGATCTGATTTTTGTGTATATGGGTCCATTTAAGATTAAGACAGTTGGACATCCTCACCCCAGTTAGGAGGGAAAACTCAAAAGGATCTTTCAAGTGGTCGGGTAAAACCTTGTAGAGCCTCTTGATTTGTTCCAGAGTAAAATACTTAGTCTTCATAGGCTGTTCTTTTACTCTTTTGATTATAGGCTTGGAGTCCAACCATCCTAATTCTTCGTAAGCATACATAAGTATTGCTCTAAAATAACTTAAGTATCTATTGACTGTGCTTGGCTTACCTTTAATGCCAGACTTAATTTTTGCTATATCTTGTTTGGATATAGTGTTTATATCTTTGTCTTCTAGGATAGGATCAAAATATTTTCTGTAGGTAAAATCATTTCTACCCATCTTATGAAACCTGTAATACTCTTTAACTGCTTTCTTCCATGTGTTCATTTTATCCTCCATACTCTTAAACCCTTATCATTTTGTCTAACTGTAAATTTCATACCTCTTCTATTGCCATGCTGACAAAACCTGTCTGCTGTTGTTCTATTAGGTAAAACTATAGAATCATTAATTTCCATGTGATCTACAATTTTTGCCCATTTACTCCAATATTTTGATGGCACTGGCACATCTTTTTCAATGACAACTTCAAAGACTTTTTTATTGTCTTTCATTTTTCATCCTGGTTTGATTGTTTCTCAAATAATTTGTTTGATTGTTTCTGTAGCGATCTCTCTACGCATTTGTCTATTAGGCTCCAAAACCAATCAATCATTTTCTATAAAAAAATCCTCTGGCTTATATTTTTTTGCTTCTTTAATTTCTAGTTTTATAGCTTCAACTTGTTTTATCATCTTCTCAAATCTTTTATCCTGTGGCATAACTCCCTTTTTTGTAAAATCTCTTAGAACTTTGGGCAGGACATCAAGAGCTTTTGCCATACTTGTATTGTTGTGGAAATAATGTTTTGTTAAAAACTGTATGTCCTTATGAAGCCTTATTACTTCTATTTCTTTTATAATACTTCTAATCATCCTTCTTTTTTTTCTCCCAAGGTAATGGTATGTGCTTCCCTTGTCTTTTCTCCTCCGCCAGATGCACAGCCATGTAGCAAAGAAAACCCATACCAAACAACATAATAAATATAAATATACAAGTTAGTATGTCTGTCATTTCTATTTAATAGCACCTTTAAAGTAAGCGTTTTTGTCTACATACCCTGAGCTATTTCGTGCAACCATATGAGTTAGTATTCCTGTTTTGGTTTCCAAGCTACCCAGTATCTTTGCAAACTCAAACTCTATGTTTCTTAGTAAGAGTTCAGCTTCTAGCTCTGAAGCTATGTCTATCCCTTCGCTGTCTTTAATAACTTTTCTTGCTATCTCAGATCTTATATCAAGACCACCAAATATATGAGAATGTGCATCTTGTGCAATTTCTTTTAGTGCGTGCAGTATAAGGACCCTAGCAGCGTGGTTAGCGTTTTTTATTTCTTTATCTCCGATTTTCATATGCCCTCCTTTGGCTTAATAATTGTTCCATGTGGAACATTTGTAAACATTATAAACATGAATTACATTTATTTGTCAAGCACATATTTCTTAAATATATGAATAGGTATCAAGCAAGCATCCTTTTCGACATCATCATCCTTACCCAAAACTTTTTGTGAGGGTATGTTATTGAGGATGATGCACTCTATAATTTTTTGTGGTTTGGTCCACAAGTATTCTGATCCTGTATAGATAATCCAGTAGTCAGCCTTTGTAGACAAAAGTCCACTTTTCTTACCAAACATTCTAAGTTCAATAAGAATGTTTTTAGTTTGTTGACTTTTAAGATCAACCTTAACTTCTACTTTTAAATCTTTCTCAGGTATAAAGATATCGTATGGCTTAAACTTGCCTGGCACCAACACAGCGGTTGGATACTTTTCTTGTATCTTTTGTAAGACTAGCTCTTCAAATTGATGACCCACGGAAAAGTCCCTAAGGAACGCATGAGACGAGTCCATGGGCTATCAATCCTATTTATCAGCAGCTTTTCCGTTTGGCTGCTCTGGAGCTTCTTCTTCAGCTTCTGGTTGTTTAACAACTTCATACTTATTAGGTAATGATTGTTCCATAGCTTCAGCTTCAACTCTTGCACCCAAGGCTGCTAAAGTAAATATTCTTTGTATCAAAGGCAACACTTGAACCTCATCCTGATTCACTCTTGCAAGTTTATTTTTAGCATCATCAGATAGATGTTCAACTTGATAGTTTCTGATCTCTCCGCCAATACTTAAATTAATATTATCTACTGGTTGAGGTTGTGCACCTTCGTTATTAGTTTTTTCTTTCTCCACTTTTACTCCTTTTTAAAATGGCAGATCATCCTGCGAATTGTTGCTTTCCTCTTGTTTAGGGAAAGGTTTATCTTCTTTCTTCATTATACTGAAATTTAAAGCAGGACTCTTCTCAGAAGCTCCTTCTTTTCTTTTCCATGCATTTAAGAAATATTCCACGCCTTCAACATTGATAGATCCTTTGAAGTCAGGCTGTGTATCTTTTTGCTTATCTGTGTTTTTCCAGATAGCTCCTTTATTAGTATTGTCATACTGTTTATCCATTTTTCTTCTCCCGTTTTGCCCAGTCAGACATAACCTTATTAATTATGTAGGAATTAGACCTGTCATAAAATCTATGGTTTCTATCATTTCTGGATTTATCCATAACATGACTTACCTCTTCAGGAAGCCTTGTAGTCATTGATACTTTACTCATTTTTATTCTCCACTAATTTAGTATAGATCCTAGGTTTACCCTCTTCTCTGTAGCCCTCTACCTGATCGTAAGGTATCTCTAGGTCCTTCACCATTCTGGTGTAGTTTATACGCCCTTTGGCGTGTGTCATATGACACTTAACCGTAGGCGTGCTAAAGGCTCCACTATGCTTTTCAACCAGCTTGTCAGCGAGTTCTCTTTTCTCTGCTTCCAACGGTTTCTTAGCTTCGTCTAGCTTCTTTAGTTTGGCAATAATACTTGCTAATTTAGATGTATCATCATCTTCATCAACAGGCTTATAGTTCACTCCAGGCTCTTCTTTATCTTGAGCCCATCTTGTAATAACTTCTGGGTTTTCTAGTTGTTCTTTATACCAAACAAGAAATTCTTTTGCTTTTGGTATATATCTTTCAGCCCAAGTTGGGTCTCTTTCAACCCACTCTGTCTTGATTTCATTCGGTGTCCACTGCACAAAAAGCATTTCATCTAAATCCATACACTCCATACCAAGCTGCATTTGATGCCAATAGTTTCTTTTTGATTCTTTAACATTTTCTACTGGCTTACTAATTGGACATTTAATTTCTATAGCTGATCTTTTATTATCTCTGCCTTTTTTAAGCAAACCATCTGGCGACATACCAAGCCAATCATGTTCCTTGTGTTTTACAAAAGATGTTGGAACTATTTGAAAGCCCATTTCTTTAAGTGCTTGTATAGCCACAGGCTCATTTTCTGTGCCCCATTTCATTGCATAGATAGCATTTTGATTAAAAGGATCTTGAGAAAGGTTATGGTCTCCACGATACATTTCTCTACCTAAAGCTTCCCACTGATCGCCTTTAGTCCATATACACTCTTTAACAGCTTTTTGAAACCTAGTTCCAGTAATAATACCTTTTCTTTGTTCATGCCATTCAGGCGTGCCTTGTTTTATTTTCATAAAAGATCCTCATCTTTTTTGGCTCTTGCTGCTCTTTTGTCGTCAACCCATTTTGCATATGCAGATGTGAGTTCAGCCTGAACTTCTTTATCGTCTGTGATTTGAAATGTTTCTAAGTGTCTTTGGTATATTTTATCTGATTCAGATTTGCTTTTTGGTTGCTCATCTTCTAAATCTTTTAACATATCAGCAACATGGTTTTCAGGTTTATCATCTTCTACTATATTGTTAGATGCAGCAGTTGACTCTTGACCGTCATCATCTCTAGCACCAATACCACAAGCAGTAGCTAAAGCATATCTTCTTGCATATGTAAGTGCTGAACCAAATTGTTGAGCATTATTTTTTGTTGCTGGAACCATAAGTTGACCAGCATTTAATTCTGCACCATGTCCATAAAAGACAGTCTCTACAACAACGCCTCTTTCACTAGCCACTGTTTTTTGTTGGTAATAAACACCGTTTCTATTAAGTGCTGGTTTGACTGTATTAATGACAGCTTCAAGGGTTGGATAGCCACCAAAGTGTGTGGTCCCATCTTTTACAGCATGGTCAATTTCGTTTTGTGCTTTCAATAAAGCATCGATAAGATTATTCATATTTCCTCCAGTTTGTAATAAGTATAATGATGTAAATTAATAAATCAACTAATTTTATGTATTTACTTTATTTTATTTTTG